GGTGACATTTTGAAACCCGCTGGTTGGGCTGCCCCCGCTAGGAACAAACCTAGAGGCAATGTCTTTGAGATGTTGGGTGGTAAAGGAACTGGTTGGGTAAGATGGACTGGCCCACAGTACTTACGGTAGGAGGCAGTTATGAGTAGATGCAGAATGGATTCAACTTGTGGAGACACAATTGCTGAAAAAGGTTATCTTAAAACCCAGATAGAAAAATGGGAAAAGATATCCGATGAATTATCTTCAACAGTTAGTCGAGTCAATGATGAGACTAAAGTTATCAAGTACAACGATGTTCCTAGTAACATTTACTTGAAGGTTGAAAGTATTGCTGAAGAGTTGAAACTTTCTGACGCACAGAAAAAGGAACTTGAATCTAATATTGAATATCAAGTTCGCCAAGTGCGTGAGGCAGTTAACAATCTTGAGTCTGAAATTTACAAACTAGTAGAACCATTTGAAGAGTTGCAAAGGGATGCTGAAAACAAGAAAGATGATTTTGAGTACGAACTTGATGACTTGGAATGGGAACTAGAAAAGGCTTCATAAATATTATAGGCAATTACAGAGTGCCTGCTAAAGTCTGTAAAGGTTGATGACCGAACATCCATGAGGGGAATGAAAACGCCCCTCGTCTTTTATATATGGAGAAATTATGAATCAAAATGATATAGTATCGGTGATTACACCCGCTGGTGAGTTTATAGGTAAACTTGCTTTAGAAACAGACACGCGATTGAAATTGAATGACCCACGCATGTTGATTACAACAAATGAAGGCATGGGGTTTGCTAGGGGAGTTTGTCTTACTGGTGTTGAAAATCCAGATGAGATGACTTTTTATTCTGGCGGGATTGTTTTTGTTTCCCCGACCAATGAAGATGTACAAAAATCTTATCGTAAATTTACAAGTGGGATTATAACATGACGGAAAAATTGCAAAAGATTGCTGATGAAATTTCAAAGTGGGATGATGAACACGAACCACTTGCCCAAGAAATTTTGGATGCATACAAGTTTATATATAGATTACTAGACCCAGAAGGGTTTGGATTTGCTGTATCCGCTGAGGTTAGGGATGCTGCTCGAGTAGTCGTAGGACTAGAACCAGTGGAACAAAACTTATATAAGACCAAGGATGAGTGAGGATACCAAACAACTAGAATTAGACCTAGATTTCCCAAAGGAAGAAGAGAAGGAGCCAGAGGTGTCCCATCAAAAATTCGCCCCAGAAGAAATAGAAAATTCAAATCGCATATTTAAGTCTGCTACACCAAAATATGACCTTAGTTGGTATGTGAAATGGATTTCATCTATATTAATATTAGTAGCACTTACAATTAGAGCTGCTGATTACCCACGCATATATGATATGTGGTTTGGGTTTTTTGGTATGATTGGATGGACTTATGTGGGAATTCTTTGGAAAGATAGGGCGATTATCATCATGAATGTTATCAGTACAATCCTTCTGGCTATAGGTCTCTTAACACACTATAGAGGATTATTTTAATGCCACTTTACGAAATCGAAAACACCGAAACAGGTGAAATCTTTGAAGTTATGATGAAGATTGATGACAAAGAAAAAATGTTACAAAAAAATCCACATTTCAAACAAATTCCAAGCGCTCCCAATATCAATAAAGGTGGTGTGGGTGACAGGGTTAAACCCGATGGTGGATTCAAAGATGTTTTATCTAAGATTGCTGATGCAAATCCAACATCTAAACTTGCTGATGACTATGGAAAGAAAGATAAAAAATCAGTCGCTGTCCGTGACAGTATGAAACGAGTCAAAAAGAAATTAGGTTCTATTACAGACGGTTCATAGTATTATGAAGATAATGACATTGTGGGGTGAAGAAGAAGTTCATAACACAAGAATGTGTATACACTGTAAACAGGTAAAACACGAAGAAGAATTTGGTATAAGGTCATATACGAAAAATGGAGTTAAATCAGAAAGAAGAAATGATTGCAATTCCTGTCGTAAAAAAGAAACTAAAATAAGAAATCAATTAAAGAAACAATATCCTAGACCTATTAATAAGGACTATAGATGTCCTAGATGTAATAGAAGTCAACAAGACTTTATTGATGAGGGTAGATTTGTTCATACCAAGAAGAAGTCTATATTTGTTTTAGACCATGACCATGAAACAGGACAATTCAGAGGATGGATATGTGACTACTGTAATACTATATGTGCAAGAGCATACGATGACCCCAGTATATTAGAGGCAAATGCAAGGGCATTAAGAGAATTCAGATTGTGAATATTACCATTATCCGATATTGATTTTTACTGCTATTCCATATAAATATGTTAGTGTCAAATAATTGACACACTCGATTCATAACCGAAAAGAGGACATTGTTATGAAATGGTTTAAAATCATTACTGCAATCTTTTTGATTTCAGTAGTAAATGTGGGGTGTGCTTCAGCCTCTGGTGGTAATTACTATGAAGCAGTGCAAAAGGCAGCAGAAGCGAAAGCGAAAGTGTCTGAAGCACGATATCGAGCTCTTGCTCAAGTCGCATCTAGTGGTGATGGTCAGGCTGCATCCGCAGCTGTTATGGCAATCGCACTATCTAATGATGCTACAATTGTTCCACAGTATGTCGAATCTTCTGCTCTGAAATGGGCGCAAGTCTTGACACCAACTATCGGAACACTAGGATTGGGTATCGTTCAAGCAAATGTTGCTAAGAACGCTGCTAACAAGGCTGCTGAAGTTCAAATGGCTTCTATGCAGGCCAATGCAGATATCCAACTAGGTCAACAAAGTATGATTAGTAACATGGGTGGACAGTGGGCTGATGTCGCAGCTGCTGGTGGGCAAGCAACTGTAGATGTTGCTCTCGCTGGATTTGGTGCATTGAATACCGCTGGTGACCAGACTGTTACACTCGGTCTCGCTGGGTTGGATACTGCTACAGTTGGTATGAACAATCTCAATGAGTTGGGTCAGTTTGGTATGACTACTATTGGTGCAGTCTCTACCACTGGTATGAACAATCTCGTTGGGTTGGGTCAGTACGGTATTGATGCAGCTGAAACTCTAGGTATTCAAGGTATGTTGGGTATTCATGAGACCAATGAAGATTGGTTAACTTATACCGCTAGTAGTGATACTAACTTTGCTACGATTCTCGCAGACTTTAACGCGACAATCAAACAGTTTGGAACAGATTTGGGAACCCCTATCACATGTAACGCTGATGCAAACGGAGTGTTTACTTGTCAATAATTACATAAAAGTTGTATAAATATAGGGGACAATAAGTCCCCTTTTTTAATTATGAGGTAATATTATGGAAAAGAAAGAAATAAAGAAAGTATTGGATGGTGCAGAATTTGTGATGAAGGACATGCCTGAAGAGTTAAAAGAAGTTTTGAAAACACAAATTGTGAATCCAAAACTAATGGATGAATTTGATAACTTATACGATGAAGATATCGATGCTGAAACAGTCAAAGCATTATCCCACGCATTAGAATTAGACTACATTGAAAAATGGAAAGTCTTTGCTCAAATGAAACTCCTAGAAAAGAATTTTGCTATTGCTGAACAGGCAAGGGTTGCTTTGCGTGAACAATTAACAACTGCTAATGCCAATGTTCAAGTTCTTTTGAGGAACTATGAAGAGAAAAAAATTGGATTAGACCACGAAATAAAAGAGAAACTAAAAGTAAAAGAAGAACTTAAATTAGTTCGTGCTGAATTGAAGAACCTTAAAAAGAAGACGCCTGAATTATAAATAGTGGCAAACAAAATGTTTATGGAAAGAGTTAATGGTCGGATTTTTATCATATCTAAACGAAGATGCACAGGGCAAGAACCTACATCTTGAACACCTAGAAGACGAAATATTAAATTTCGGAATAGGTGGAGCTCGTGGTGCAATTAATTTCTTACAGGCATTGAGAGATATGTTGTCGGGAAGTTCTCGTTCATCCGTAAATATGACAGTTAAATGGGACGGTGCTCCTGCTATATTTGCTGGTATTGACCCCAGTGATGGTAAATTTTTTGTTGCTAAGAAAGGTGTATTCAATAAGACACCACTATTATATAAGTCCACACAAGAAATAAGCAAAGACAGTAAATTGCCACAGGCATTAAAACCCGCCTTTACAATCGCGTTACAAGAATTTAGCAAACTCGGCATCAAGAGTGTATTACAGGGTGACTTAATGTTTACACAGGCATCTCTTGAATCTGAAACTATAGATGGTGAGAGGTACACCACATTCCAACCAAACACTATAGTCTATGCTATTCCAAAGATGTCAGAACTGGAACAAAGAATTAAAGCTGCTAAGATTGGTGTTGTTTGGCACACATCATATACAGGTAACACATTAGAAGGTATGAAGGCATCTTTTGGTGTAAACATTAGTAGTCTTAGAAAATCAAGAAGTGTCTGGATGGATGATGCTAGTTATAGAGATACTAGTGGAACTTCTACATTTACGCAAACAGAGACATCTGCTGTTACTACAAAACTATCCGAGTGTGGTAGAATATTTAAGAAAATAAATTCAGCACAATTAAACAATTTCTTAAAATTTCAAAATGGGTTTTCTGGAAAAATGGTTGGCGCCAATATCAAAACCTATAATAATTCAAAAGTAAAGGTTGGTGCGAAGATAACTAATGTCTCTGGCCATGTGTCTGGATACGCAAAGTGGGTAGAAGACAAATTTGATACAGAGATAAATAAGTTAAAAACGGAACAGTCACAGAAAAAACTAGAGATAAAAAAGAAAGAAACTTTAAGGGAACTAAATCAATATACTGCTCTTCTTATAAATGTTATCAATTTTCAGAACTCTATGGTAGATGCTAAAATGATAATTGTTAGTAAACTAAATAGAGTAAAACAGTTGATGGATACTTTTGTCAGAACTAAACAAGGATTTAAAGTTACAAATCCAGAAGGATATGTTGCAATCGATAGGGTGTCTGGTAATGCTGTTAAACTGGTAGACAGAATGGAATTTAGTTATAATAACTTTACTGCAATTAAGGCGTGGGATAGATGAAAACATTAGTATATGCATTTGGAAGGATGAACCCGCCTACTGCTGGTCATGGAAAACTTGTACAGAAGGTAAAACAACTTGCTCAAAGAGAAAGAGCAGACCACCTTATTGTAGTTAGTCACAGTCAAGATAAACATAAGAACCCATTGACCCCACAGAAAAAAGTTGCCCATCTTAAAAAGATGTTCACAGGAACTAAATTCAAGGCATCTGATAGAGTCAACCCAAACTTCATAAAACAATTAGGTCTACTTACAGGAAAGTATGATAAGGTTATTATGGTTGCTGGTTCAGATAGGGTTCAAGAATTCCAGAGGATACTGGATAGATACAATGGTAAGGATTTTAAATTTGACGAAATAGATGTAATCTCTGCTGGACAAAGAGACCCAGACGCGGAAGGCGTAACTGGTATAAGTGCTAGTAAGATGAGACTGTTCGCCAAGAACAATGATTTTAACTCATTCAAAAGAGGGTTGCCCGCTGGTTATAGTGGGTCTCAAGCTTTATTCAAAGATGTGAAGAGTGGGATGGAGTTAAAGGAAGATAAACACTACACTTTTTCACAATTTTTAAGAGGATAAAATATGTCAAAATATCTAAAGGGTTTATTACCCACAACAGGATTGAAGTTCGACCCTAGTTCGGCACCTCATGGATACGCAGACCCCACTTCTAGTGGCGATGCTTTTTTACCAGACCTTGATTTCCCAAATGGGAAATGGGGATTATTCGGGGCAAAATCAAGTGGGCCTGGCATCAGTGAACCAACTGATTTACCAGATGAATACTATGAAGAAGTAGCAGATAGAGAAGAACTTCTTGAACAACTAAAAGAGGATGAAGGAGTAAAATATGAAATCTATCTCGACCACCTTGGGTACGCCACCTGTGGTATCGGTCATCTCCTCAAAGATGGGGACGAAGAATATAACAAAGAAGTCGGAACCGAAGTCTCAGAAGAAAGAGTCATTGAACTCTTCAAACAAGATATCGGAATTGCCTGCCGAGACGCCGTTAATTTATACGGCTGGTCTGGATTTTGTGAGTGGCCAGAGGAAGTCCAAAATATCTGTATTAATATGATATTCAATATGGGTATGACTAGACTTAGCAAGTTTAAAAACATGCACAAGGCATTAGAACAACAGAATTGGAAACAAGCAGCCATTGAAGGCCGCGACTCTAAATGGTACACACAAGTAACCAATAGAGCAGAAAGATTAATGAGTAAACTTGAAGAAGTATAAACTGTATTTACACGGACGAATACACAAACAGGGAAGGATATGAACAAATGGAGTGGATACTAGATTTAGCTATGACTTTTTGGATGTGGACGGTATTAATTGCCATCATCTTGATAGGTTGGATTATTGATAGATTAGACATGAGGGAAGAGACAGGATTAACATTTTCAATGAAGGAAATGCCAGTCTTAAAACCAATTGTCATAGAGACAAAGGGTAAGGGGTTTTGGAAATCAATGCTTCATTGGTTTTTGTCTACAAGAAATTGGGAAGTAACCAAAGACTGGCACTACACAATAGATGATATTGAGTATGTTATTCCGAAAGGATTTCAGTTTGATGGTGCTAGTATTCCAAAATTTCTGAGAACATTTTTTTCTCCAGTAGGTATAATGCTGGTTGGTGGATTGGTACATGATTATGGATATAAGTATGAGACTTTGCTAATGAAAGGCAAAAAGAAAACAGTTGGAATTAAAGACCAAAAGTGGATGGATGAAGTATTCAAAGACATTAATATTAATGTTAATGGGTTCTATCTATTTAACATTCTATCTTATTGGTCATTGAGATTGGCTGGATTCATTGCTTGGAATGGGCATAGGAAACGGAACTTATCACCAAATATTTAATAAGGTTAAATTATGACAGAAGTAGAATTGGTACAAAAATATAGCAACAAACTTGCTGAGTTGAACGAATTGCGAGACAGTGGTATGCTTAGTTTTGACGAATATAATGATTTAGTTGAGGACTTTCGAGATGTAAAAGCAATCGAAGCAGATATTGATGACCCCAAGTTAAAAGTATTTGCTAGTGCGGTAGTCAATAGTGTCTCATCCCAGATTAAAACATTATAAATAGTCTTACTATGGAAAAGACTTTTGCAGACTTTGTAGACATACCAGAGCTTGAAGAAGGTGTCAATGACCCTGCCATTTTCAAGGCAATTTTCCTTGCCGGCGGGCCTGGGTCTGGTAAGTCTTTCATGGTTGGACAAACAGGTCTAACTGGATTGGGTTTCAAG